ATGAAAACAAGCCCCCAAATTACATTGAAGACATTGAGGTACAGACTAGGGATACTGGAGAGCTAATACCTGAAAAACCATTAGTTATTGATGATCTACAAGATACCACACTAATACCATTACCCGCTGATAGGTCAGACACAGGAAAAGAACTTCTTGGTATTAAGGGTGGAGCTAGAGACTATACTTTTACTAATCCTATATACTTAGGTGGCGGCGATGGCTTTATGCGTGATCCTTATACTGGAGCATTTGCATCTATGCCTAATGTTGTAAAAGAGCAGACGGACCTTGCCAAAAAAATAGCGGATGAAGGTGGTGATCCCAGAGTAATATTTACAGCAATGGGTCCACAGGGTGTAGACTTCAATGACATGATGACTAGCACTGCTATGGATATGATCCGACAGGATTTACCCAACATTAAAAAAGCAGATGTTGATCAACTAGATAGCTGGATAAGAACTAATATAGATCGTGACTTTCCGGGAATATCAGACTCTGGGGCAGAGCAATATTTAATTGATAATGTTCCGGGAACTCGTAGGCGTTTAATTTGGCAAGAACTTAATAGAGGTGAGTATACTAAAAAAGGTTTCCCAAATATGGGAGATGCCAGAGTAGGTATTACAAAGCCCTCACTACTTACAACTCCTTCGTTAGAAGGTACGTCTGTAGCTAAGATTAGCACACAAGGCTCTGAATTATACGGCCCAGTAAAGCAACATAAAACGTACTCTGCTCAGTTTGGCCCCACAGGTGCAGAGGGATATGTAGGTACTCTTGGTGCATTACCTTACGAGATACTTCATAGAGACTTTTTTGAAGCACGTAGACTACAAGGAAAGCCACTAGGATCAGACCAACGTGCTTTAACTATGGGCAAGTTTGGTACTAATGTTGACCAACAGATGGTTGATGAAGCCAACGAATATACAAATCTTATTGATCAGGCTGAACGAGATGAATACCGCAGAAACATCTCTGAGATGCGACAGGATCGTAAGCAATATAAGTTTGGAGACAATGGTGGCCCACCCCTAAACGATCCACCCGTTGAAACTCAGATGACAGTTGCTTTTGCAGAACCTTTAGAGATTGGTATCAATCCGGCTGCTGCTGAGGGAGCATTTTTGAAGCCATACACAAATGAGGATGTTCAGATGCTTGAGCAACTCGCGGAAGGTGCTACAGCGGGTACGCGCAAAGCAGATGCTTTAATAAATAGCCCAGTGGAAGCGGGTACTAAAGTTGGAATACGCCTAAACTTGAACTCAAACATACCAGACGCTCCACAGGGCATGAATAAATTACAGACCCTGCATAAGAATAATTATAATGGAACTGCGCTATCATATCTACCTACTGCCACCGTTGAGAATGTTAAGTTTAATGTGAGTCAGTCTGGTAGAGCGGGAATTGCAGCTAAAAAATACGCCCCCGATACTCCAGAAGCTAAAAATAAATTCCCCGCAATGTCTGTGGATGGAAATTATGTTCCAGATAGAAATATTCTTAATGAAATGGACGATACTGTAGTACAGATAGGAACTAATCCTATGAACCTACACCTATTTGTCGATATGGCTACAGGACAGGCAGTAGAAAGCGCAGAGATAGCCACAGTTATTGGGGATAGAGTTTTTGCTAAAGGGGTGACTTACATGAAACAGGCTGATGCTCCAAAGCCTAAAGATGCTTCTGATGGTACAGCCCTACCAAGCGATGTCAGATATAAGTTCAATCAAGGTGGTTTTGCTACCGCTGTAGGATACTAATATGGACCCTCTAGTAGAACACCACCTATTTAACATTGCCAATAACAAGGCGTTAGAAAACGAAGATGGTACACTGTCTACAGTGAAGGGCATCATTGTTGATATAGACGGCACTCAAACCCTCATTCCAACTATATGGGATGGTAAGGAAGTAGACACACAGACTGCCATAGAGAACGCTAATAAGTCGGGTGTTAATTGGCAACGGGCGTTTGGCGATAGTGCTGTAGATACTCTCAGAGAGATTGAAATTGAAGGCAAGAAAGAGATGTCTGACCAGACAACGCCTGAAGAAGCTCAGTCTAAGCTAGATGCATACTATGAAGAACTAGACAGCATCCCTGTTGGCGAAAGAGTTGGAGTTAGAGAAGTTGGTAAGTTGGGGCTTATGGGCCTCATGCTTGGCGGTCAAAAACTAGGATTCAACATGGGTCCAGTATGGGAATCTATTAAAGGTCAGGGTTTTGCTCTTGGTGGCTTGGCCTCAAACACTAAGGGAATAACCACAGAGGAAGGTTTAGAAATGGCTAAAAAGGCATTTGTACGAGACGATAAGAAAGCTGACTTGAACAATGACAACCAGCTATCTGATTATGAAAAAGCACGGGGAGACGCTGTACAGAAGGCTATGGCTGATGACCCTGAACAGGACGAAAAGTTTTCAGCGGCACACGGCGGTATGGCCTGTGGCTGCGGAATGTCCGAAGGAAGCTGTGGCTGTGGAAAAGACGGTATTATGGGATACGACAATGTGAGCGGTAATCCCATACCACTTGGCTCTAACCCTGAAAATGTACGGGATGATATAGAAGCCAACATTAGTATGGATGAATACGTCCTTCCAGCCCACGTAGTTAAGTGGCATGGGCTTAAGCATATTATGAGTATGCAGGAAGAAGCAGAAATGGGTCTTATGGTCATGCACACTGAGGGATTGATCCATCATGTTGACCAAGAAGAACCCGATAGCGAAGGCTTTGAGGACGCCGAAGTATCGTATGAAGACGATACCGAACAAGAAGAAGCCTCAGAGACACCAGAAACACAAGAAGATGTTCCATCAGAAGACATCGACTTAGAGATCGCTGCCGTTCAGGTAGACGATATGTTGGATGATTTAGATGATATTGAAGAAGTATTGCCTAAGACATCCAAACTTCCCGGAATGCTTAAAAAACAGAAATATGCATTCACAATTTAGCATGGATACCCGCTAGTCGGACCCATAAGAGGAACCTATGGAACAGAAACAGAAATACACACGCGCTCCTGAGCCGGAAGATAATCTAACATATAGTGAAGAGGTTGGACAACAACAGCCTGTTGAACAGTTGGATGCTGAAGAGGAAAGCTACAAGAAGCGTTATCAAGATATCCAACGGCACATTCAAACTGTGCGTGATCAAAAGGATCAAGAAGTCGCTGCGGTTAAGAAGCAGTTAGATGAAGCCACCCGAAAACAGATCAGATTCCCAAAGACGGATGCTGAAGTTGAGGCGTGGTCAAATCGCTACCCAGACGTTGCTAAGATCGTTGACACGATTGCTCGTAAGAGAGCAAATGAAGCCCTACAGCAGGGTGAAAAGCGTCTCGCTGAGGTAGAGAAGTTTGAGAAGTCGTTACACCGTCAGAGTGCAGAGCAGCAGCTAATGAAGCTACATCCTGACTTTGCACAGATACGGCAAGACCCTAAGTTCCATGAGTGGGTTTCTATGCAACCCTCTGCCATGCAGGATAGTGTTTATAAGAATAACACAGATGCTACATGGGCGGCTCGTACAATTGACTTGTATAAGGCTGATATGAAGCGTGGGGGTAAGGGAAGTAAGTCTGCTGCTCAATCAGTAGGACGAACATCATCGTCTTCCCCTGCCACAGGCAAACGGGCCACTTACTCTGAGAGTATGGTCCAAAACATGAGTGATGCAGAATTTGAAAAGAACGAGGAAGCAATACAAGAAGCTATCCGTTCTGGTCAATTTGCATACGATATTTCCGGCGCTGCACGGTAAATAAGTCGAAGGGTATAGTTGACGTTAAAAACAATCAACTGTATCCTTCGGATGCGCCCATGAGGGTGCATATTATAACAGTTAACTATTGCAGTAACTAACTCAATGTGTTATAATGAAACCATTGAACAACTAGAATATAGGACACTCGTAGTAGTATACCCCATATTCTCCCCCTCCAGATAATAATACCAGAAGTCCACCAGTAGACTTGGACCCGCTTGTCGATACTCCAAAGAAGCTGACACTGACGTTTAATTGTCTGATTTAGCTGCTTCTATTCGTAGAGGCTTACTTACAGCCATTTCATTCAAGGAGACAACAAATGGCATTCCCAAAGGCATCGGGTTATACTAACCTGAACTCAGGTAACTTCTCACCAGTTATCTACTCTAAAAAAGTACAGAAAGCATTTCGCAAGGCTTCTGTAGTTGATGCAGTTACTAACACTGATTATAGCGGAGAAATCGCTCAGTTTGGTGACAGTGTTAAAATCATCAAAGAACCAGATATCACAATCACTAACTACGAGCGTGGTACTGCTCTATCAACGCAAGACTTGACTGACGCTGATTTCACAATGATCGTAGACCAAGCCTCATATTTCCAATTCGCTATCGACGATATCGAGGAAGCGCACTCCCACGTTTCGTTCCAAGATTTAGCATCGGATCGTGCGGGTTACAAATTGCGTGATACCTTTGACGCAGAAGTACTTGGCTACATGTCAGGCTGGAAGACACCAAGCTCATGGGCGCGGCGTTCAGCATCTGGCGATATCAACGGTACTAAAGCAGATACCAATGCGGGTAATGACGAATTACTTGCAGCGAACAAGCTAGACATCACTGACTTTTCTGGAAGTGACCTTGGTGTAGACGGTGAAGTTACTTCTATTCCAATCGCCGCTGGTGGTGGTGCTGGTGGTATCACTTCTCCATTGGCTATCATGAACCGCATTGCCCGTCAGATGGACGTTGCTAATGTGGACACAGATGGACGGTGGCTTGTAATTGATCCAGTGTTTGCAGAAGTATTGATGGATGAGTCAAGTAAGCTCATCAATTCTGACTTCGGCGGTGGTGATGAGATGCGTAATGGTAAGTTGCCCGGAACTATCCGTGGTTTCTCCATCTACAAATCTAACAACCTTCCATACTTAGGTACTGGTGCCGGAACAGCCGCTGCTGCGGGTTCCGAAACTAACTTTGGTGTGCTGGTTGCTGGTCATGGTTCTGCTGTAGCAACTGCGGAGCAGATCGCTAAAACAGAAACTTTCCGTAGTCAAACAACCTTCGCGGATGTTGTGCGCGGAATGCAACTTTACGGGCGTAAAATTCTTCGCCCCGAAGCTCTGTTCACTGCGAACTACAACTTAGCCTAGAACTAACAGAGGGGCTGGTCAAGCACTGGCCCCTTACTTTTTGAGGTTTATTTATGCCGTCTACTTACCTTGATCTATGTAATCTAGTTCTTCGCCGCCTCAACGAAGTTGAGATAGCTGCGGATGAATTTAATTCTATACGAGGTGTACAGGCTTTAGTGAAGGATGCGGTTAAAGCAGCCCTAGCTAAAATAAACCAGTCTGAGTTTGAGTGGCCTTTTAATGCCGCACAACACACTGCCACTTTGGTAGTCGGACAAGAAGAATATACTTGGCCTCAATACTTCAAGGCCGTAGATTGGAATAGCTTTCAGATACAGAAGAACGATAGTCTAGGAACTGGGTACAAGACCTTAGCCTACATGGATCGTGATGACTGGCTTAAGAACCACAGAGACACCGATATGGACTCAGGCAATACTGGTAGAGGTATTCCTGATTTTGCATTTGCATCTCACGGTAATGGTTACGGAGTGACTCCATCTCCTGACAAAACATATAGTATTCGTTTCAGTTACTTTCTTAATTTTACTGATATTACGAATGCTACTGACGTAACGCGAGTTCCAGAAAGCCACGACAGTGTGTTAATAGACGGCGCTATTTATTACATGTATATGTTTAAGGATAACATGGAGTCTGCTCAGGCTGCTTTCATGGCCTTTGAAAAAGGCATCAAAGACCTTCAGACATTGTACATAAACAATACTGCCTCTGTACGTGATACTAGGATTAGATTTTAATGCCTGACCAAATCCAGTCATTCAAACTGGTCTGTAGTGGTGGTCTAAACAGTAACGAAAATCATCTTGATTTATCGGATAATGCCCCCGGATCGGCTACCAGATTAGTTAACTACGAGCCGTCATTGTTTGGCGGCTATCGGCGTATTGAGGGCTTTGATAAATATGACAATGACTACGGTGAGGTAACTGTAGACGGACAGACAACAGGTCAAGGTAAAGTACTTGGTCTGGCTATATTTAAGAATGACGTAACTAATTCAACACAGATAATCGCTGCACGGCAAGATGCTGGTGGCACAGATTATAGCTTCTATTACTACACAGCATATATTGGCTGGAGAAAATTTACTCTAGATCATTCTGTTACTAGGCCAATGACTTTGAATGGTCTAACCGTACAGAAGCTACGCCATGTTAATTTTAACTTTGGTACAGGCAACAAGATTTGTTTTGTAGATGGAGTAAACCCAGCCATTATATTCGATGGATCACACTGGGAAGAGATCAAATCTAGTAATAGTGGAGGGTACACTGCTGGACATAGTTCTAATACTGCTGGAGGCGCTCAGGCCGTTAATGCACCCGCTCTGGTCGATGTCTTTAAAGACCACCTCTTTCTTGCAGGACATGAAGCCTCTCGCGCTATAGTATCCCACTCTGCCCCTACCAATACAGCAGACCCTGATGGTATGTATGATTGGACAAGTGCTTCTGGAGCCGGACAACTTCCCGCAGGATTTGACGTAGTACAGATCAAACCATTCCGCGATGACTTATTTGTCTTTGGGGATAACGGCATTAAGAAGATTAACGTCAATACTTCTAACACTTTTATATTTGAGAATGTTACTTCTAATGTTGGTTGTGTTGCCAGAGACAGTGTGCTGGAGATTGGTGGAGACTTAATGTTCCTAGCGCCGGATGGTTTTCGGCCTGTGGCTGGTACATCCAGAATTGGTGACGTAGAGCTTGAAACTGTTAGTAAACCTATTCAGGCTACTCTTGTAGATACTATTGCTAATAACGATATGAATACCTTGAGTGGTGTCGTTATTAGGTCCAAGTCTCAGATACGATATTTCTTTCAACAGGATGAAGGAAGTAATCTAAAAGCTCAGACAGATAGTAACGGTATTCTTGGGGGTTTAACTAATAACAGTGGTTCTATCGGATGGGAGTTTGGTGAGTTACTAGGTATACGGGCTTCTTGTTGTGAGAGTGGATACATAGGAACCACAGAGTTTATTTTACATGGCGATTATGATGGTCATGTTTATCGTCAGGAAAGTGGAACTTCATTCAATAACTCAGACATAGTTTCCGTTTACGCTACTCCATATCTGGACTTTGGCGAGACAGAGACACGTAAGATGTTACGGAAAGTAAATACATTTGTCAGGGCTGAAGGTCCGTTAGAGATGCTACTTTCAATGACGTATGACTGGGGAGATGGGGATACCAGTGTTCCATCAACATACTCTCAGGAGTCTTCAGGTGCTCCGACACGATATGCTGGACGAAATATTACATATAACGCCGCCAACGTATTGTACGGCGGTTCATCTAAACCAATTATGACCACAGATGTTCAAGGATCAGGTTTTTCTGCACAGGCAACTTTCGTGACTGTTGGGCAGACTTTCCCATTCTCAATCCAAGGAATGGTCTTTGAATTTACACCCGCAGGGAGACGATAGAAGATGGCAGGATATACACGGCAATCCCTTGCTACCATTATCAATGGTGCAAACATTACCGCACCCCCTCTGAATGCAGAATTTAACCAAGTATCTGCTGCCTTTAATGCATCCTCTGGGCACTCCCATGATGGCACTTCCGGCAACTCTCCTAAGATTAATCTAACCACTTCTGTAGCTGGATACCTTCCCGCAGAACATGGTGGTATTGGCGGTAAGAATAAGCTAGATGCCACAACTACTCCTACTGTAACAGATGACAATAATGATGGTTATGCTCCGGGTTCTTTGTGGGAAGATACGACTACTGGTCGTATATACATTTGTGTAGGAAACAGCACTGGTGCAGCCGTATGGCGTGAACTGGTACAGGTACAATCTGGTACAGCTATCCTACCCGCAGCCACTGATACCGTGGACTTAGGTGATAACAGTAACCGTTTTCAGGATTTGTTTCTTAGCGGGGGTATTTCA